TTTTTCATACATAATAATAGTATAATTATATATCATTAAACTATTATTTTTTGTCATATATAAATATTATTTCTTTATATAATAAACATGAAATATTGTGATGGTACTGGTAAATGCTTTCGTAGATCGACAAAGTATTATTTTATAAAATCTGAAAACGTATATTGTGCATATAAATGTAAACTTCTTTTTTGTAAAAGAGGTGGATGTTATATGAAAGCACCTGTATGGTATTTTCGTCAATACAAATGTGGAATGTGTTACGAATGTAATATAAAGTTTTATAAAGAATACGCTTATTCAATAGAAGCCTATTTACGTAGTGATTTAACTAGAACGTAAAGTAGTTTCTGTTATATTATCTATTTACCAAAAAGATACAAATTAGAAAATAATGTTTTATAAGTATGTATATAGTGATTTTTATTTTGTCAAATATTGCTCAATTATAGTATATTAAATATTTGAAACATATTAAATATAATATTATTATATATGTAATGATGCGTTATGCTATTTATTTATCTCATATATTTTCACGTCCTTGTCCTGTAAAAACATGGATTACTAACACACTAAACAAACGTACACGTATATCACTTGGACGATGGAATTTAGAAGACTGTCCAAAGAAAACTGAAAAAAAAGCACATTGGGCAAATGAAGACCATTGTGGTCCTTGTGGAAATACAGATGTCAAGAAATCTACACATCAAAAATAAAAATCAGATTTTAAATCGTTTTTTTATTTTGTTTATTAAACTTTGTGTTAAATTAAATTTTGATATAATTACCATTGGTTCCGTTTTTTTCCAATATACTTTCATATAAATATAAATTACATATATATGTTTATATTATAACTATTTCTACTATATATATTTGGTGTATAGATGTATTAATATGATTTTTACACCATACTGTAAATAAAGTATACTTTAAAAAATATATTTAAAAAAGTTTTTAACTATATATTAAATTAATGATAATTTATATCAATTTGTAAATTATGTAAATATAAATTTTACCAATAAAGGAAAATGATCACTTTGATACGTTTCACATTCTTCATTATATAAATGCTCGTATTTCACTTCAGAAATTAAACTATACAGCGCTTTACTTACCAATATATGATCTATTGCTGAATACTCTTCCTTTTCATCTACACAATTCTCATTTACATCATACCACTCTGTATATCTTTCTTTTTTCTTTACTTTTTCTCCCACGCTATATAGTGTATAATTTGTATATTCTCCTTTGTTCCCTTTCAATATATCTAAAACAATAGAGTTGGGTATGTTACCATTCATATCTTCTATATTATTATCGTAATCGTTTAAATCTCCTATCATAACAACTTCCTTTTTGTTAACAACCGACTCATATATTAATGATTGTAATACCTGGGCTTGTGCTTCTCTTTTGGCACAAGCTAATGGATCATTTGGATTTGACAACAAATGTGCTCCGATCAGCCTTATTGACAAACCATTCATAATAAAATCTGTATATAAGTTTTTTGATACCCCCTCTGTACTTGATGTACCATTGTATCCGCATAGACTGTTCATAATTGGATAGCTATACTTTTCTTCTGTGCGATACAAAGGTGTAATTGGATCTATTTTCGTCAATAACCCAACATTTTGTTCTGTATATGTGTCTTTTCCTTGGATTAAATATGCGTTATATATACTGTCTGGTTTTACTTCATCTAATTGTGTACAACTCTGTACTTCTACCATGTGAATCGTATCTGCATCAATCGTCCGAATTATTTGTTGTATTGTATTTAAATGTGTATATTGATCACTTGGATCACTCCATGTACAAATACCAGGACAGCTTGAACATGGTTCTGTAAATAACCATTCCACATTGTATTGTAATAGACTCCATTCAGATATATTATTACGATTATCTTTATAATTAACTGGAGGCTGTGTACAATCAAACGTTTGTGCTACACTTCTAGACAATAGAACAGCGTATATAAATAAATTAATCATCTATATAATTTATTTATATATTCTTAAACATATTTATTATCTATCGGTTATTTATATTTTGGATAAATAGTATCTATATATAAATATATATATATGAACGATAGGGATGAATTAAAAAAAAGAACTGATAATTTAGTAAACATTTTAACAAATCATGACTTTTATTTAAATGATGAGCATCTAGAACATCGTGATTTATTAGATCCAATTGATCCAATATTATTGAGGCATCTCTGTATGCTTTTATCTATTTGGTATGATATTAGTCACCGAATGGAACGGGATGAATTTACAATTGTAATATATGAAGAAAGATTAAATATTAATAAAGAAGATATAGAATCATATATTTATGGAACTCAAAAAGGTGGAGGTACTGAATTAACAACAAGAAATAATGGTACTGTATCTAAGACCTGGATAAAGTATACTTCAATATATTTTTTTACGTGGTGTTTATATACCGTAATTTCACTTTACACCAGTACTATGATGATAAAATATTTATTTGAGGACAGTATCAGAACTCAAAGTAATTTAATTATTAGAAATATAGATAAAGTTGGAAAAGGCACACAAGTTGATAATATAAACCAATTACCAGAATTGTCTCATTTAAGGGGGTTGGTAAAGCTTTATGGGGAAATTAACAATTTTAATAAGGATCATTATTATCAGTTTAGAAATGATAATATTAATAATACGGATAATTATCAGTTTGGAAATTATACTAATAATACGGATAATTATTATCAGTTTGGAAATTATACTAATAATACTAATAATAATACAAATTTTATGGCTATAGGACATATGTATATGGCAATGGATACTTTGGAGAATAGCAGTGGCCTAATATTATTACCTCCTCGTTTTAATGAAACATTTGAACAGATTGATGAAATTACTTCTGATAATATTATTAACCTTTTTTTTTTATTCAGAATCCTTACAAAAGGATTGAATGAAGTAACTGATGAATTTATGGTGAACTTCTATATTTATATAGATAAATTAAATAAAACTGCTACTCAAAATAAACAAACCATTGATGACTTAATTGAAGATTTAGAGGTTATAAAAAAAGAATTAGTAAATGATCTTGAAGAAGCAAAACAAAGAACTGCAAATAAGGATACGAGTGAAATGTTATATGAAGCTGCATCTGAAATTGCATATGATATGATTTTATTTATTACAAAACAAACAAAAGAATCCAAGGTTGGAAACGTTGAGAAAAAACTAAGAATTGCAGCCCAGATACTAGATACTTTACCTAAAGCAACTGCGCAATTACTTGCTGTTGTTCCAAATATACCTTCAAGTTTTAAAGAAATTTATACTGATACTTACATGTTAGTAAGTAGTGTTTGGCATATGTATACTGTCCATGCTTTTGTACTTGCTGTTATATATAATATATTTCGTTTTATTATTTATTTAATCGAAAAATCAACAGCTAGTGATGAAGAAAAAGAAAACCTTATACAAGATATTAGAAATTCTTCACATGCAGATATCCTATTCATTATTCAGAAAATATTAGAAAATCCAAACGTGAAATTAAATAATGGAGACATACAACAGATTTTAGCTCGAATTTCTATAAGTAATATATTAGATGATCAAAACGTTATCGATAAAGATGAATTTGAGAAACTATTGCAGAATTTTTTTAATACTTATGATATGAAGAATAATATTAAATTTTTAAATGACATCCGTACTAGTCATAACACTAGAAAGGTGGGAGAAACAGAATTAGATATAAAACTTATGGTACACGACAGTATTTTAAATATAGCGCTTAAGAGTCGTGCTCGTAATAAACTTTTGAAAGGAGGAAAAAAAAACAATACTAGAAAAAGAAATTTTAATAAATTAAAATTAAAAACAAAATTAAAAACAAAATTAAAAACAAAAAAAATCAAAAGAAAAATAAAAAATAATACCCCAAAACATAACAAATTTAAGAAAAATAAAAAATAATACCAAAAATATTCAATATTCTAGTTCCTAGAGATAACTTAAAGAAAAACATATAATTAATATATTAATAAATATTTATTATATATATGTCAGCAATCATCACCCCACAATATGGTGTCTCTAGTTTAGCAGTTAGTCAAAAAGGAAGCAATATATATTACGTTTCTAATAATAAATTGTATCGTTCTATTGATTTTGGACAGACATTTACTGAATACTCATTAGATGTAGTTGTAAGCAGTAATCTTTTAGGTGGCAATATTCCTACTAAGCAACTTTCATTTTCCAACACTTATGGTGGTGAAGATAATCATACTGAAGTGAAGGAAATCTATGATTGGCGAGGTGGAAAAGTATATATGTTAGTCGTATTCAGACAAAGTGGATTATGGTTTATAGACAATTTCGAAAGTCCTGAAAATTTTAATTTAAATAATGCTATACAATGTGTACGTTTAGGAACTACTACCAATGGTGCTAATGGTGATTTTATGTGGCATATAGATGTATCCATAGATGGTAAATACCAAGTCGGTATGGGAGTATTGAACAATAATACTTGGAATATGAAAGACTTACAAATAGTGAAAGCCGATATTAGTCTTGGACGAAATGTACTTCCCGAAACGATTGGATTTTATCGAGACCAGTCTCTTCCTTCAAATGATCATGCAAGAATACATCATGACACTGTATCTATGAGTTACAATGGTGATGTTGTTTTATTTCAAGTAAATCAAGGTTATTATGTAGTTGGAAAAAAATATACAATACCAACTACTGGTAATGAAATTTTTAATTTTTTTAAGATTAATTTTCAAGGGTTAGGAGGAGAATTAGGGTTTAACAGTAACTATTTTAGTAGTATACATCGTAACGTTCATTTCCAATTTGATAAAATATTGATATTCAATCGTGAAATAAAAGAGGGAGTAGATACTCCTCTATTATTAGAGGTAAATTATTCAGATATTATATATACAATAGATAATTATATAGAAGGTTTATCTTCACTTCCTGATTATAATGTTAGTGGTACTGATTATCCAGTAATACCTGAATATCAAGAATATATTACAATCAGTTCTGAATTACAACGTAATATAGATATTTCTTCGTTAACTGACAGAGTTTATAAAATTAAAAACAATGCACATAATTATCAGATAATGACATCATACCAGTTTGATTATACTATTACTGGAGGTTATAATAATCCGGTTATAGTGTCTGATGATAATATGGTAACTTTTAAAATTCTCTCTGTACCGAACTACTCTATGCAGCACGGCTTTAATTTTGCAAGAAATATATATAGAACAAATTATAATCCAATATACACAATATACAATACAGCTACTAGTATTTATATTGAAATCGGGATATTTAAAGTACCATGCTTTAAGGAAGGTACTTGTATTTTAGCTTTACAAGATAACAAAGAAAAGTATACACCCATTGAACAGCTACAGGAAGGTGACTATGTCAAGACTTTTCGTAATGGTTATGTACCTATTTACAAAATAGGTCATCGTTCGTTTCAAAATTTTTCTCATGATGAACGAATTAAAGACAGGATATATCTTTTAACTCCTTCTCAATATCCATCCTTAAACGAAGACTTATACCTTACTGGTTGTCATAGTGTATTAGAAGATGAATTAACAGAGATACAAAGAAAAAAAAGTGTCGAGACGATGTCTAGATTGTTTGTAACTGATAGTAAATATCGGCTATGGACAATGAATGATGAACGTGCAATTCCATATCAGAGTGATGAAAAAACCACAGTCTGGCATTTCGCATTAGAACATCCAGATGAAAAAATGAATTACGGTGTATTCGCAAATGGATTATTGGTAGAGTGTACTAGTAAATTACGTATGGATTCTTATTTTAAGTCTTCTGGTGATACTATATTTAATGAATAAATATAAAGATTAATGTAAAGATTAATGTAACTATACAGATGGAGGAACATAATTTTTCTATGATACATGATGGAATGAATGCAATAAAAAAGTGTGAATTAGATGAATACATCAAAAATTTTAACGGAGATACAATCATCTGGAACGAAAATTTGGGAAAAATAACTGAAGCAATGGAAAATTCAGGACAACTTCATTCTGGTTCATCATTTTCATTTACTATTCGGCATTGTTCTTATTTCTTAAAAAATAAGAAAGAATGGGATCAATTATGTGAAAAATATTTAAAGTAAAATTATATATGCATTTGCTTAAATTATACTCTAAATGTAATCCAACTCAAATTGCAATTATTGAATCAGTAAAAGCCTTTTGTAAAAAAGAACTAATACCACGAGTAAGAAGCGACTATAAAAACGAATATACATGTAAAACTATTTTCAAAAAAATGGGGTCATTGGGAATTTTAGGTCCCACTATTTCTAATTATGGTTGTTTAGGAGAATCATATATGACATATGGGCTTATTGCGAAAGAAATAGAAGCTGTAGACAGTGGTTACCGTTCAATGTATAGCGTCCAGTCATCACTTGTTATGAATCCTATCTATTCATTCGGTACAGACGTAGTAAAGGATAAATATTTAGATAATCTACGTACTGGTGACAAGATAGGATGTTTCGGTCTTACTGAACCAAATTCTGGATCTGATCCTTCTTCTATAACTACTACTGCTGTAGAAAAAGACGAATATTATGTTTTAAATGGGTCAAAAACATGGATTAGTAATGCTCCTATTGCAGATGTATTTATAATATGGGCAAAATTAAATAATATTGTACATGGTTTTGTTTTAGATAGAACTATGGATGGCATTGCTACTCACAAAATAGACGGAAAACTTTCTCTAAGAACATCTATAACTGGAACTATACATCTAGATGATGTGAAAGTACCAAAAACACACAAATTAAACATTTCTGGAATGAAAGGTCCATTTTCTTGTTTAAATAGTGCCAGATTGGGAATTTCTTTCGGTGTGTTGGGTGCAGCCGAAACATGTTTACAAAATACTTTGAATTACGCCTCTAATAGAATGTTGTTTGGAGAACCATTAATAAAAAAACAATTATTTCAAATGAAAGTTGCCAATATGGTATCTGATTATAACTTAGCATTATTAGGTTCTATATATGTAGCAGAACACGCCGAATTTAATAAATTATATCCAGAAATGGTGTCCCTTGTTAAACGCAATTCATGTGAAAAGGCATTAAATATCGCTCGTACATGTAGGGATGTTTTAGGGGGTAATGGTATATCTGAAGAATATGACATTTTTCGTCATTTGTGTAACCTTGAAACCGTTTCTACATATGAAGGTACACACGATGTACATTCATTAATTATAGGTTCTAGGGTGTGTAATACAAAAGCTTTCTAATAATATCATGTAATTATTCATAATATTATTAAATTAATTATTGCTTACTAATCTTAACTTCGTGTGTTATATCATTTATACCCTGTATTTTTCGGCTTGGACGAAATGTACCTAATATATAATCCCAATACATAAAAATATGCCCATAATTTGACTTGAAATATAAATGATGCATTTGATGATCTGAAGATGTACCTATTCCTATTATTTGAAACGCAGGTTCCCATGGGAATTCGTGATCAGAATGAATCAATGTTAATAATGAAGAATATAAAGTACCAAACATAATATACGAATATGCATTAGTATTTATAATCCGAGAAGTAACTATCAAAGGAATAATTATCATAATTAATGTATCGCTAATAGAACCATCAAACGCATCGTACAGAGTTGGATGGATGTGTTTATGATGATAAACATGTGTATACTTGTATAACACAGACCAGTGTTCTATACGATGCATAATATATTGTAACCCATCTTGACATAGTAATTGATAAAAAACATCTGACCAACGAATATTCATTGAACTATCGTAGTAAGAAGATGGTAGCCATTCAAACTCCCAGCTTACAATTAGGTAAGAGCCTAATAATATTAAACCTTCGGGTTGTGTAATATGTTTTTTTATTTGTGGAAGTGTATTACTAACTAATTGTTTATTAATAACATTTGAGCATTTTAAAAAATATGCGATTGTTAATATTTGTCCAAGTAATACAGAACATAATCCTTTATGTAATATATACATATCTAAACCATGCATCATATATGGAATACTAACAAGTGTCGCCCAATATAAAATATATATCATTTACTTATTTCTTAATTTAATATTCCTTTTATTTAATTTTTGAGAATACTTAAACATTATACTTCTATATAAATGTCATCTATATCTTCATCTATATCTTCATCTTCGTATACGTTTTGTTGTATATTAAGCATCTGACACATAATAATACCAAATAGTATTACTATTACAAATGTCATACACATCATCACTATTCCTATAATTGATTGTAATGACATAAATAATACAAATAGTTATACATAAGTTTGTTATCTTAATCTTCATAACAAAAATAATATAAACACAATCGACAAGCATAAATATGTTTAAACACATTCTACTATTTCCACATTGCAAAGGGCAATTACGAAAGGGAGTTCAAGATACACCAGATATTTTTAGACAATTTATTAAATCTGATAATTTTGTTAATGTCAAAACTGGTAAATGTTTATTCGAAAATCTTAGAAATCTAAATTACGAAAACAACAGTCATACCGGACCTCTTTTAAATATTGGCGGTGATCATTCTATGGGTATTGGTTCTGTATCATCTTCTTTGCAAAAATATCCTAATGTTAAAGTCTTATGGTTTGATGCTCATGCTGATATTAATACATACTCTTCCTCTCTCACGAAAAATTGGCATGGTATGCCTTTGAGCTTTTTATGTGGTATTGACTCACATCCTTCATTGTCATTTATTACCAATAAATTACCTTTCGAAAATTTAATGTATATTGGAATACGTGACGTAGATCAATACGAAGTTGACACCATTTTAGAAAAAAAAATTAAGTTCATTACTGTTGATCATTTGCAAAAGGATCTTTACGCTTCTATTAATACAATTTCAGACTTTGTAGGAAATGATCCTGTTCACATCTCATTTGATGTTGATTGTATTGACATTGATGAAATCGCTTCAACTGGAACACCTGTAGAAAAAGGTGTAAAATTGAATGATGCTTTATTATTATTAAACATGTTACAACATAAAAATGTTATTAATGTCGATATAACAGAATTAAACTTTGATGTTGGAACTACACAACAAAAATTTAGATCTCTTTCAAATACATTGCGTTTATTTGAACGTTATTTACATTAAACGCATTTCTTCCATTCTATTTTTTCTCCTCATCTTAGTGGTTTTACCATCGTTGACTCAAATGGATAATAGTCGGGAATTGTCCATTACTCGATATATAGTAATATCCACTATTAATATTATCTAATAACGTAAATAATTTCTTTTTTAATATGACTATTAAATTATTTTATTTTTATAATATATATAATGAATCGCTGGTTAGCTCATGTTAAACAAGTTCAAAAAGTAAACCCTAGTAAAAGGTTGAAGGACATATTGAAAATGGCTGGAAAAACATACAAAAAAACAAAAGCTATTGTCATCAAACCTACAAAAAAATCTAGAAAATCTAGAAAATCTAGAAAATCTAGAAAAACTAGAAAGTCTAGAAAGTAAATAATTTAATTTCTTATAAATTATTTAATAGGTAAATTAATTGTTGTTTTATAATCTAATCTTTTTCATTTATACATTTTAGGCAATAATTAAACTAACACTTATTTAACAAATCGTTAAAATATTAACCTAACAATTTACACTTGTACTGCGCAATACGATGTGTTAAAATCCTAATTGTTCGAAATATTCATATAAATCTAGACCATTATTATTCGCTATTCTTTCTACTCTTTGTGGTTTTAATACAACCGAAATTAACTCATTTGAAAACATTTGACATTGGTCTTTCATCGCTTTAGTGTCTAACTTGAAAATACTGGGATTCATTGAAATATTTAACCATAATTTTGATTCTTCTTCATACATCGGCGTATATAAAGTTAATTTTTCTTCTAAGTATTTTAATATTTCTATATTTGTGTTATTTGCTAATTCATATAATAATATTTTTTCTTGGTTGTTTTCTATTAATTCCACCGTTGCACTTGGGTTTTCACATACAAGGGTCCAGTTCAAACTATCTGTTTTTTGTTCTAATAAAACACCAGCATTCGGATTTCCAGATAGTTTTTCCCAGTTTATTTTTTCTATATTTCTTTCTAGAATATGAATTGCGTTTGGGTTTCCAGACAAATTATCCCAATTTATTTTATCTTCATTTTCTTCTAGAATATGAACAGCATTCGGGTTTCCAGATAGTGTTCTCCAATTTATTTTATCTTTATTATTTTCTAAAATATGAATCGCATTCGGATTTTCAGATAACGCATTCCACCTTATATTTTCCATGTGTTTTTCTATAAAATGTATTGCGTTAACATTCTTACATACACTACTCCAAAACAACTCTAACATATCTTTTAAATATATAGCTTGGTATATCTGTTTTTTATCAGTTTCAATACATTTTATTTGTTCTTCATATATTTCTTCAAATAATTTCAATGTAATTTTCGGATTCGTCCAAAAATTATAGTCTTTTAACATAGATCTATTATTTATAATAGATAATATATGTGGACTATCATATATCCAATATAATTGAGGTCTTCGTTTTGTCCTGTTTAAAATCCATGAACTCGCTCCTTCGTTATTGTTCATATATATAGCACGGGGTACCAGCTTTTCTTCTGGTATCCAATCTAATGTCTTATATATTGCTTTGAAAACTGTACACATCTTCCGTTTATTTATTTTATTATAGTCATAAGATATTTTTTCAATTTTTATTTAACTTTTTAATCTTCGTGTTTAGAAAACAAACGATATATAAATCTTGGTATTATATGTTCAAAATAATCCACCCAAGCCATAAATGTACGTTCACTTATAAAATAAATGAATTCTTCTTCATCTGACTCTGAATCTGAGTCAGAATGATCATATAATATTAGTGGTGGTAGCATTTAATATATATTATAACATATGTTTAAGCTTTTTATTATTTAATCATATAAATATCCATATATAACTATTCTTATGTCGTCACAAATCATTGGTAATTTATCTATTATTTCTTTTATTTCTCTATTATCTATTTCACTTATTTCATTATAATAGTGCATATATAATGTATTTAACTGAATTATATTCATCATTATACTATTACTCTCTTTTGTTTTTGTCCTGAATATTAAACTATTACAAATACTATAATGAAATTTAAACCATTTACTTTCTGCAAATAAACACATAGTATCTATCAGTTCACTACACCATTTTTTGTCTATATTATAATTCAACCATTTTATTACTATACCATCTGATATATGTACCTCTCTTGGTGCTACTACAAAATTTGCTGTTATGTCTGTGTCTTCAAATATTATTTCCTCGTTTTCTTGTATTGTATACTCTTTTATTAATTCTCTCGATTTTATGTATCTCTTTATAAAGTCTGACAAACCACGCTCCATTGATATGTAATTATCATTGTCTAATTTTATTATCACCCTATCATTACTTGTATACTTCAATTGCCTTGTTAAAGTATTTTTAAACTCATTATATCCTTCACTTTTTTCAAATTCCTTTTTTCTTTCATCTGTCATACAATACATATTACCACACATGAAACTTTTATAATTCTCATTTCCATTCACGAAACGAATATAAATCACTCTTATCTTATCTTCAACTTCATTGCCACATCTATCACATTTTATTTTTATTATTTCTGTACTATGCAATATATTATATATAAATTGTTTACTTATATAATGCAGTTTAGGACTATTATATTTATTTATCAACTCTCTTTGTATACGGCTTATTCTCACACTTTCAGGATCTGACATCTTTTTATATTCATTACCGATTTTTCCATATAGTTTATGTGAAACACACCAATCATAAAACGGAATTAATCCATTCTCTTCTAACATCTTACATTGTTTAATATATGATATGTTTATATTATTTACATGTTAGGTACATATTTTGTCTCATTCAATACTTATAATAAATTAAAAATTGAAATACATGGCTCTTTTCATTCTATTGTATAGAAAGTTTGAAACAACTATATTTATAATGAATTCTGAAGAAGTAAAACCTAAACTCAAAAAGGGCAGTATGTGTTCTGTCTCTGGTAATAAATATGAAAAAGACATACACAGTATTTTAGTACTTTGTAAAATAAATGAAAACTCTTTTAATACTCAAAACGAAAAAGAATTAGGAGGCTCTAGTGCTACAAATGACATAGTATGCAATTATCAATCAATTGGTGATATTGGAGTCGAAGTAAAGATTCATACTACACCAGATTGGATGCAATGCAGTATAAAATATAACAAAGATTTATTACGATGGGAAGGAAGTGAAAAAGGTAAAATTCCGTTGAATTCTCGTGTATTATTTAATGAACTATTGAATAATACATCTTTATTTGGTGGACTATTACCACCGTTTCTTGAAAAAAAAATGACATACAATGAATGGAAAGACATCAAAAAAAACAACCCATTATGGAAAGATCATTATATAACTATCCCAGACAATACCATACAGAAAATGTATAGAGCAAAAGGTTGTCAGTACATCCAAATAAGTAACTACGGACTTTACCATTTGGGAGAGGATGTTTGTGGATTTCAAGTTCCCGAATTTTTAATAGAACAACAATTAAGAATTCGTATAAAAATCCATTCGACATGTGATAAAGAAGGATTTTGTCATTTATCTATTACAGCGGCTTGTCAACCAAAGAAAATAAAGACTCTTACAAAATCACCTTATAGCTTGGACGATCAAAAAAAACTACCGGAAAATTTACATTATAATGAACTTATTGTTGAATCATGACTATTTATTAAACCTTTAAGAAAATTATATTTTTTATATGAATGTTACGTCATAACACCAATCTCTTGTTATTATGATATATATAAAAAGAAAAATTGATTAAACTTTATTCCTACTATACTTGTATAAAATATAACCATGTCTAAAAATGAATCTCCATTACGGTATCCTGGTGGCAAAACTAGAGCATGTAAGATTTTACATCAAATTTTAAACGAGCATTTTAATATTAATGATTATGAAACATTAATATCGCCATTCTTCGGCGGAGGCTCCTTTGAATTTTATATTCAAAATACATTTGGATTAGATATTATTGCAAATGACAAGTTTACTCCATTGTATAATTTTTGGATAACATGTAAAACAACACCAGAAGAATTTACAAAACAGTTAGAAATAAAATTAGGCACCATAACTAAAGACATTTTTACAGAATATCGTAACCAAATAATCACATTAGATGACTCGTTTTTACAAAGTATAATGTATTTTATAATAAATAGATGTTCTTTTAGCGGAGCAACATTATCTGGAGGTTTTTCACAAGACGCTTCGGAAAATAGATTTACTCAATCATCTATTAATAAAATAAAAAGATTAAACTTAAACAAGTTATCAATATATAATGATGATTTTTCAGAATTTATAGAAAATCATTCAAACGAATCATCATTGTTATTTCTAGATCCTCCCTATTATTTGGAAAAAAAATCAAAGTTATACGGAAAAAATGGAGACATGCATGAAACGTTTGATCATGAACAGTTGTTTAATGTATTATCAAATAAAAAAAAATGGTTGCTTACATATAACAATTGTGAATTTATAAAAGAAAAATATAAAAAATATAAGATAATAGAAACGAGTTGGAGTTATGGAATGAATAAGTCAAAAGAATCATCTGAAATTGTAATATTAAGTATATGATACATTAGGAATATTTATTCTACCAAAAGGATTATTATCATATAACATACTATCACTGTAGTTTTTTATTTTAGATAATTTCCAAAGAGAAATATTACCGTTAAATTGCGAATTGTAAAATATTCCATTTAGTTTTGCTACATTCGAAACGTCCCAATTAGAAATATCTCCATTGAAATGAGAACCTGAAAACATAAATCTCATATTTTTTACATTAGAAACATCCCAGTTAGAGATATTTCCTTTAAACTTAGAGTTGAAAAACATATATTCCATAGTTATTACATTGGATACATCCCAATAATGTATATCTTCTGTAAATTCAGAGTTACAAAATAAACCAGACATATTATTAACTTGAGAAACATCCCAGAAATTTAAATGTCCATATACATAAAAACCCTCAGGGGTTGAGTGTTTTGTATGTTTTATACGCAATCTCAATTCGTGTTCTGTAATTGGTTTTATTTTTTCAGATAAACGGTAAAATTCTTCAAATTCATAAATTATATCTACATTATTGGTGGCTTTCACAATTGCGTTAACTATCGGATCTACATTATCAATCATAATGTAATTGGATATCTTGATAATGTCTAAGTAATTTGATTCTGTTATATTTTTATCAATTATATCTTCTAATGTTACCGAAATCGTATCATTATTTGGCAATATGACTTCTTCATCTTCACCAAATTCCTCTACATTAGAATTAATCCATTGGGATTTAATCCAAGAGTCTTGTATTTGTTTGTATGTGTATTTAACCATTATTATAATAACACTGGTTAAATAATATATATTATTCAATTTTTTATTCATTTTCATATTACAATGCCTATGTTTTTCATCCAGAAAGATTATTTCGTATTGGTAATTTATACGGTATTAAGTTTGATATACCCTAATGCTTACATTACCGAAAATGTATCAAAGCGTATAATAGATTTAGAATCGAATCCTAGAAAATCTGAAGTAGGAAACCATATTCTTAACTTTTTAGCTATCCTCAGTAGTATTGCTAAATTACGATAAAATGAATCAGGATGATGACATGGTATGTATTTACCACATGATTTTGCATATGGTTGTAAACGGTGGTCTTTGATGTTTTTATGTTGTTCCGCCAAAGTTACTGTATGAGCAATTTCGTGAATAAAATGATACACTGTACGATTCCAATCAGTAGTCAATAATACACTCATTGATATTATATTGTTCTTTTTTGCAGCTTTTACATGTGGAGATATCTGTACCCAGTCAACTCCTTCAAGGTACGTCATTCCGCCGATATCCAGCTGTTCATGTTCTTGTTTATTTTTCAATATAGTTATCGGGTAATCTATAGGTAACTTCATTGATTGTTTTTTGTACAATAAGTTATAGAAACAAATCTTGTTTTTATCGACATAATCGGCAAGCTCGTAACGAATTTTCATTAGTTTATCAATTGGATCCATTTTTTATCGTCATATAAAAATAAAAATGATCTTCTTTCAATTTTATATATTTTTATTTAATATATAAACCAATATACTTATTTTTCTTTAATATTTATACTATGTTCGTTTATATGTTAGAATGTACAGACGGCTGCACTTATATTGGTGCAACAGTTGATTTAGATCGTAGATTACGTCAGCATAATAACGAGATTAAAGGAGGAGCTAAAAGAACTACTACTAAATCTATAAAAAATAAAAATTGGAAACGAGTATGTTATGTGTCTCAGTTTCCAGATTGGTCTGCTACCTTACAGTTTGAATGGAGATGGAAGCAATTATCACGAAAATACCCTTCTAATATGAATCCATTAGAAAGACGTATACGAGCCTTACAATCTCTTTTATCGCTTTCTCGATCAACTAACAATGCAATTCCCTTTTCAGAATGGACAAACAAACCTATTGTACATATTGAGACGTATATTGACGTTGTTAGTATTTATTTAGATCCTAGTTCAACGGATAATTCATATGACATTGTAGATGTATTATATCCATAATAATTCAATACTATTATAAACTATAACCTACTTTTGTTTATATGTCTTACGGGTCTTACGGGTCTTACGGGTCTTACGGGTCTTACGGGTCTTTCTTTTACGAGACTTTTTTGTTTTTCTTCCTCCTAATTTTTCACCACCCGTGAATTTTCCAATCTCTCTTCCCATTTCTTCCGGTAATCCCAACTTGTTTGCGACAAATACCGATGCCTGTCTCTCTATAGATCGCTGTATTTGAGTTACGTATTTTGCTATTATTCGTAAATTATCTAATATCTCTTCTAAACTAAGAAATACTGTACTATTATTTTCATCATATTTATATTCTTGGTAATCGTATGCGTATCGTCTATATTGTTTATTATAAGGATTAGTATATTTATGTACATCATATCTATCTTCAAAAGTCTCATAAGTTTTCAAGTACCAATCGTCATTAAGTTGTTCATTCATATCTAGGTTAAATGTAGCATATCCTAGATATCCTTCGGCGGGTTCATTCTCCAATCGCTGACCGCTCCCCCACAAGTATGAAAATACAATTGTCACTGATTCTTTTCCATTTTTTACTTGATAATTTTTAACTTTTAAATCATCAATTATTTTTTCATACGCTGGTTTTGCTTTTAACAAATGCTTGTGCTTAAGTATATATGAAAAGCTTCCAGGAGGTGGAGATTTTCGTACTTTTGTACTAGACATTTCTTTGTTTGTAGTCATATATTATACTTATATACATTATTTAATGATCCTATCATACAAATGCATATAAAAATCAATATATCTTCATTGAATCTTCATGGTAATAAAATACTATATATCTCATTCCGTCCTTTTTGTAAGAAAAATGCGAAAACTTTATAAGCATATTGTGTTTCAGAATATAATTATTTAAATGACTGTGTATTTCGGAAATTGAATATACATTATACGGCAATTCGTCTAACCGAAAATTCAATTTGTTATTATTTACTATATTATCCATAATACTATCTAAATATATCTGAGTTATATACTTCATAAGTGGCACATGTACATATGATATTATTATACGTATTATATCAAGCGGAAGTTTTGTGCGTGCTAACATTATTACATAATCAGTTATTTTCATACATTAATTAATTATATCACTATATTTCACTATATATCACTATATCACTATATTTCATTATATTTCACGGTCGTGTATAATTATTTGTGTACTTCATTCGTGCCATTTATTAATAGTAAATCTACATCATTTTTCATATTCTTTCGTAGTACTTCATCTTCGTTCTCATATTTTTCTTGGAATGTTTCAAATCGTTGTTGTCGTTTATCAGATATTTCTTCTTTATTGTCATTATACTTATCGTCCAATAATTCATAACTCTTTTGTATTACATCATCTATTACCTTTTTCTTATTTGCTGTTACCCATTTATTGTTTTTTACTATTTCGGCGTAATTTAACTTTTTATTTGTGATTTTGATATTATGGTTTTCTGGATGTTCTGGATCAAAATGGATCTTTTCTATCAGCTGGGGAACACATGTAAACGGGGTTGTCTTTATTAACTTGCAAATTATTTGGTCTGTTAGATGTTCAACATTTTCACTACCAAAGGAGTTTACTGTTATATTTACATTTTGTTGATTTTCTATATTATTTTGATTTTCAATAGTACTATTATTATTACTTGCTATATTTTTTCCAGTTTTTCCCATGAGATTTTCGACTTGTTTTCTCAATTCATCCATTTCTTCTCTCATTTCTTGGTTTTCTTTACGTAACATTTGAACTTCACTCGTTTCATCCATGTTTTCTTTTTCATTCATTATAATTCTACTACATTGTCTACGATGTTTATATAAAGTTTGGGCGCTTTTATATGTTCTTCCACATAAGCATTTATGCTTTGCATCATTATTTATTCTAAGTTCATGTTTCTTAGTAAGTATATGCCGATTATAATCTTGAGACGTTTTTGCAATAAAATTACACGTTTCGCATGTTAATATCATAATATATAATAGTAAAATATTAGGTTTATACTTTTTACTTTGGATTATATACTTTTTACTCAAAAATTATATATATTTTACCTAAAATTATATACTTTTTACCTACATTTTTATATTTCAGTCTTTACAATTTTATACGTTTTCATTTTCATATACTAAATTTCGTAATAAAAATAATATAGTAAAAAGTATATTATTTATAAATAAAATTTGAGGGGGGGGGAGAA